TGAGCTGACGGTCAGACCGGAGCCGGGAACGATGATGCCTTTCGTGCTGACGGTGGCGTCAGGTAGGTCCGCTGGAACCAGTGCGCGGAATGTTGGGGCGGCATCAACACCAGTTTCAGGACCAGCCAAGACGACGTTTGCCGCCTGCGTGTCCATCGTGGTGGTGATGGTGGCGCTAAACGCATCGGGGTAGGCAACCGAAAACGCCAGCGGCGTGCTGTCGCTGAAGGTGATGGTGCCGATGCCTGCCTGGCGCACCCATGCGGTGCCGTCCCAGGTGTACTCGATGTTGGTGTTGCTGTTGTACCACTGCTGGCCGATGAACGCGCCAGAGCCGGATGGGGTTGCGGCAGCTACGACAGCAGCAGAGTTATCCGCCAGCTTGATTGCTGTTACGGCGTCGTCGGCAATTTTGCCGGTGGTAACGGCGAGGGCGTTGATCTTGGCTTCCGTGACCGCGTTGCTGGCGATGGTGGCGGCAAAGCTGCCCGTACCAGAGCCGGTTACGTCGCCGGTCAGCGTGATCGTCTGGTCGCCCGTGTTGGTGCCGGAGCTGGTGCCGCTGAACGAAGAGCCGTCTGTCCAGGTGCCGTTAGCGGTGGACAGTATGCCAAGACCCAGCGTGGAGCGTTGGGCGGCGGCGTCGGCATCATCAAGGAGTGCGCGACCTGCTGCGGTGCAGGTGATTTCCTCGACGGAGCCTGAGCCAGCAGTGCTGCGACCCAGCAGCTTGTCGGTGGCACTTACGTCTTGGATCTTGGCGTAAGTAACCGCTGCGGCGGCTAGTTCGTCAGTACCAACCTGCCCGCTGCCGATGGCGTCGGCGGTGACGGAATCCGTTGCCAGTTGGGCAGAAGTAACGGCGTCGTCAGCGATCTTGTCTGCGGTGATCGCGTCGTTAGCGATGGCTGCAGTACCAAGTCCGGCAGCGTCAACCTTGGCGGTGGTAACGGCGCCATCGGCAAGCTCAGCCGTGTCAACCGCACCAGCGCCGACGCTGGCAACAACATTGGCGTAAGCACCAGCGCTGTAAATCTGCAGCAGTCCCGTGGTGCTGTTGAAGAAGCCGCGTCCGCTGAAGTTGTCGGTGCTGGGAGCGGTGCTGCCGACCGCAATGGCGCTGTTGGCACCGAGCTTGGCGGCGGTTACCGCACCGCTAGCAAGGGCGGTGGTGCCGAGTTTGGTGGTGCTGGACTGATCCAGCTTGTCAAGATCGACGCTACCGAGCGGGATTAGATCCAGTCCGGCGTCAACGAGGTTTTGGGCGGTGACCTTCTTGGTTTCCGACGCCGAAATATCGACAATCGGCAGTACGTCGTCTTGGGCAACCGATGCCTTGGGCAACTCGTTGAGCTGCGTAATTCTTTGGTCGGCCAAGACGTGACTCCTAAGCCCTAGTGCTGCCTATCAGTTTAATCAAGCTCCTGCGTGATCAGTTCGTCGAGCGACTGCTCCAGTTCGATGGGTTCATCGGCTTCCGTCACGATGGTGTAACCCGTGGGCTCGCCAACTAGCAAACGGATTTCACCCGTGGTTACGAAGTCGATGGAGCAGGTGATTGCGTCGGTTGCGCTGACCTGAACACCAGCGCGAGTAACGCAAGCTGTGAACTCGTAATAGACGTTTTGGATGCCAGAGTCCAGCTCGTTGTCTGTCAGGTACAAAGCACAGTCAAATTCACTGCCGATCTCCGTGCGCTGGATTAGCTGGAGCATTAGTAGAGGCGTTTCGATTTGCCCTGATGTGTTGTAGTCAAACAGGCAGTTAATAGACCCGTTTCCGCTAATAAGACCGGCGGAATATTGCTGCTGAAAACGGTCGTTTAGGGTTGTCGTGTCGATCATCTGGCGATCTGTATTCAGCTCGAAGCTTGTTACATTGCCCAGCACACTGAAACGGAAGTCGCTGATGTAGACGGTAATTGTGATCGGATCGCCTGCGAAGCTGTCTAGCGCCAGTTCTTGGGAGCGGTTGTTGTTTACCGCGTCGGCAAAGTTACGGAAAAAGCGCAGACCGCCAGCAGAGTTGACGTTGACGTAAGCGGTGATGCTCGACTGGAGCGTTCCAGATGGCCAGGCAGTTGGGTCGAAGCAGATCAGCTTGCGGGCGTCATTTGTTTTGATCGTGACTCGATCACCTGTCAGTAGGTTGTCGAGGGCACTGTCGAAACTCAGGCGATTGAGAATCGTGTTGACGTCGTTGGGGTCGATGCTGTCGGCAATGCGCCCGTAGTTAGCCTCCGTTCCACGGCGAAGGCGCACGTTACCCGTGTTGCCGAGAAAGACAGCCATTAGAACGTCGGTTGAACAATGCCGATCCAGTCGCCTTCAACGGTAAATTGAATTGGTACAGCTGTTAGCTCGCCGTTGGCAACTGCGATGCTGGCGTTGGTAATGAACGCTCGGACTTGAATTGTGTCGTCTGCAGCAGAAGCGTCAGGGTTTCCGCTCCCAACTCGCAGCTTCAAAGTAACTAGATCGCTGCGTGTAATTTTCCCTGTGTGCATAATTTTGCTTAGCAGGGAAGTGAATTCTTTATACGCAGTGTTTTCGCTGGAATCCAGTCGGTAATACAGAAGGGTGCAGCTGCCGGTAGCGGATTTGGTGCTGGGGTGTTGGGTGCGGGCGTAGTCACCGAGGGTGGTGGCGTCCAGCAGGTCCACGTTCATCTCGATGGACCAGTCGCGGACCTTGGCGACGGGCTTGTCGTCCAAGATTAGTGAGCCAGCTCGCCCGGAGTAGTAAGAACCCATTACCCGTACACGTTGCCTTGACTCAGCTTAGCGCCGACCTATACGACAACAAACGCACTGGAACTAAAGTCAGCGACACGGCTAAGTAGTTCGTTGTTGGGTCCGATATCACAGGGGATGCGTACCGCCTTAATGGTGATTTCGCCCTCTTCGTCGAGCGCTACTTCGGTGACGCGGAAGCTGCGGCGGCGTTGGTCGGTTGGCGCCCCAAGCACAAAAGCGTAACCGACGTAAGCCGGCGCCAAGCTGGCAGCAACACCGTTGGTGACGGTGAGGTTGGTGATTGTCTGAACCTTCCGGTCCTTGTACACCAGTGCGGTGTAGTTATTGCTGTCGGGGATTTTGTTGAGTAGTGGACTGTTGAGTTCGCCGCCTGCCAGCACCACGCCTGTGGTGAGGTTGTCCCAGGGTGTTAGGCCGATATCGACGAGGATGTAGCTGCCGGGCTCGACGGGGACTTCGGTCGGCAGGGTCTTGAACTCGATGCCACGGCGGATGAAGCGGCGCTGGTTGATCAGGTACTTCCCGTAAAGGATTGCTTGCTCGCGGGTCGATACGAATTGGCTGAGGTCGAAGTTCTGGTAGATGGCGTTGGTGTCGTCGCCGTCGTTGCGTTTGACCGTGACGCTGGATTTGGGGCTGAACACGTCGTCTTCGTTTTCAACATCGCGGTAAACGACGGTGGCGATCAGGTCTTGGACGGCTGATCCGTAGTCGAAGTGTTCTTCTTTGAAACTGCCTTCGAGGATGTTGGCGCTGGTAAATAAGCCGGTGGGTTTGATTTCGCGGTCGATTATGCCGTTGTTTTTGAAGGGGACAGCGGGCGCCAGCGCTTCTTGACCGTTTTTGCGTACCAGTTCCAGCAGGCTATATCCAGCTACCTCTGCCCAGAATTCACGCCAAGGGCGCTGGTCCGCAATGACGCCATCCATGAACAGGTTGTTTGCGAGGCAGAAGCGCTTGGCGTCAAAGAGCGTTGCGTAGTCGATGGCGTCTTTGGACGAGTAGCTAAGGATTCCGTCGTCGCTGCTCCACACCGTGTCGAGGAAGATATCCGGGGCGTAGCAGCTGCTGTTGGTGGACAGCGTTACGGACGATTTAGATGGTCCGTTGATGACGTAGCAGTCCTTGCCTTTGATGACGTAGGCGGTGATTGAGCGCAGGTCTTGGACGCCTTGACCCGAGTAGACGCTGAGCGCCAGTGTGCTCATGTCGTTGTAGTACTGGCTTGTATCAGTGTTTTGTTGTTCGGTGACAGCGCTGATGGCGAGTTCTGGACCTTGCTCGAAGCTGAACTGAGTGTCGGTATCGGCGCGGAGACTCATCAAATCCCAGGGCTGAGTGCCAGCAGGACGCCCCTCGTCAATGTTCGGCTCACCTGTGTCCGCTTGTTTGTTGACGAAGGCACCAGCGAAGGAGAAGACATTGCCGTCTACGTTGATCTCTTGGCGGTCGCCGCGTAGCTCGATGAAGGCAAACTGCGAGAAGCCTTCTTCCTGCATGTCTGCTACGAAGTCGCCAACAGGTATGAAGCGGAAGCTGTACTTGCTGGTGGTGGCTGCTTTGAAATTCAGCCCCAGATAGATCTCGCGGTCTTGCGCGTTTTTGACCGCGAACATGTACGGGACAGTGGTGTATTGGGTCTCGGTCTCTTTGCGGAATTGGACTTTGAAGAATGCAACGCGCTGCTTAACGCCGTTGTCCGAATCGCTGTAGTCCTTCAGCTCGATGGCGTTGCTGCCGTAGCTGCGCTGGCGTCCTGATACACGACGGAATAGACGGGCGCGGATGGAGAATTGGATAAAGTCGACGGGGCTGATGGTCTGATAGGTGGCGGTGCGGACTTTGACAAGAGCCTTTACAAGTACGTCGGAGCCCTCGCGGTCATTGTTGATTTCGACAATATCCAGCAGGAATTGCAGCGCTTCTTTTTTACGGTCAATGATCGAGTCGTACTGAGCCCTGATGGCTTCGACTCCGGCTTGATCGGTGGTGTTCTTGCCGTTGATCGCGTTGATGCGACGGCGGATTTCACGCGCACCAGCGATACGGTTCAGTCCGCCAATGTCGGTAAACCCAATAACGGAGTCACGGGCTTGTTGGATACGGACATCTCGGTAAGCATCAGTTACATCACGAACTGCATCTCGGCGGTTTTCGCGCAAGTCTTCAATCTGCTTACGCAAATCAGCACGGAAGTTAGCGTTTTGTGCGCCAGGGGCTAAGTCAATTTTAGCTTGGAGATCGTTAATAGCTGTTTTGTACCGTGCGCGAATTTCGTCTATTTGCTGTTGGGGCGAACGAGGTCGCGTGTCTCCATCAAAGATGTACCCGTTCGCTCTGCTTATCCCGGATTCGGATAGTGAAAATACTGCTGTAAATGTCGTGCCATCGACAAGAGGCCACGCAAGGCTTGTGGTGGTTACTTTGCGGATCGCGTCGTCAAATTTGCCTGATGCGACGTTGCTCATGTGCGTTTGCAGGCGCACCAGTTGATCGTTAAGGTATTCGCGCAGCTCTTTTGACTCAACCTTAGGTTTGTTGGCTAAGAATTTGCGGCGCTGAAACTTGGTGTATTCAATCGAGCCACGAGCGTCGATTAACGTTAAGCCCTGCGCTTTGCTGGTAGCGTCAGACAGTTTGCGGGCTACGCCGGTATCGTCGATCCACTCAACGTCACGGGCTGCGTTCAGGAAGTAGTAACGAACGCCGAAAAAGTTAATGTTTAATGCGTCTGTACGTACCGTGTCAACTATTTCTGCGTCTTGTTTGTCTTGCTCGGTAAAGTTAACGAGAGCTGGCGCAAGATTCTGGCGGGTAGCCATGTCCACGCCTTCGATGTTGTTGCTCGGGTCTATCGGGTCAAAAATCCGCTTGATCTTTACTTCTTCGGCTTTGCTGCGAAGAATGTTGATAAACCGCTCTGCTTCTTTGCGTTGGGCGTCTGTTAGATACGCGATTTTATCGCTGCTTACAGATGGTTGAGCGACCAGTTTGTTGTAGGGAGCGGACGGGGCTAAGCCGCCTTCGGTAACGCGGAACCTGCATTTAACGTCACCCTTGTCGATATTTGTTTTGTCCTGATCAATAAGGGTTAAGCGAGCAGTGCCTAACTCGTAAACCGAGCCAGGCTGGATTTGATCGACGAGCTGACGGCGAATATCGCTGGCGAAATTGGTTGCCACATCAGGGTCTTGTTTAGAGCGCTCATCACTATTGGTGGCATTTCGCAGGCGCTTTGGGGGTTTTGCGTCGCGGAAAACAATCTCGATTTCATCGCCCTCTTTGAAGCGGTTATTTGCCGTCCACTGAAAGCTCGTGTACGAATCAAGCCCGACGACTTGGATTCCATTTAGGTCATACTCCGAGCCGCCTGATTGCCCCCGCGAGTACACGAAGACGTTCAGCGGGATGGGGTCGTAGATGCCGAACGTGTTGTAGTTGCTGGGAGTGAAGGCTTGGCTGCAGCCTGTCCGATCACCTTGAATTAAGCAGACAGAGGCTTTCGGATCACGCCCGGTTCTTGCGGGATCGAGGGCATTGCCATTCACCTGATCAGTAAACGTTGGGGCGCCGTTCTTTTCGTAGTAAAGCCAAGTGTTGGCTTGGTCGAAGTTGCTGAGGGGCACATCACCAAAACCCGTGCGTGCAATCGCCAGCTCGTTGATGCGGGAGGCGCCGATCACCAACAGCAGTTGCATGAACTGGTTGTTGCCGCTGCTGCGGATGGCGGACCACACCAACGAGGTGGCGGCACGGACGGCTCCGCGTTCGTTGGCGGCGGTGTTGCAGTAAACCAAGTTGACCGGATCGCCGTAACGCGCCAGCTCTTGTGCGCTGTTGAAGCCGTAGGTGGGGGCAAAGCGTTGTTCGCGTTGGCGGCGACCACCTCGGGCAACGTCGGGGATATCGGGTTTGGGTGCGAGTAGTGCTGCGCCGACCTGAAACAGGATGCCGACAACAGTCAGCACGATGGCAACGGTTTCTGCGTTGCGAACGTCTAATGCCGTGCCCGCCTTTGGGTCGTTGTACGCCTTCTGCAGCGCCAAGAACTCAAGGTAATCCGCCTCGCTGATGCCCAGTGTTTCAACGAGCTGGTGCTCGTAAGGCAGGAGGCGGCGTGTCATTTGTTCAGTCTGAAGTACCAGCCAAAATCGTCAGCAACAGCAGTGCGAATTACGCTGCCGCCAGGTCCGATAAAAAGCATCGTCCCGTCATCTAGCACTGTACCGACCGCGCCAACACCGTGACTAGGAAGAAGTGCCAGCGCGTGTGGTTCAGGACCAGCGAGGCGTTTGCCGTTTTTGAGTAGCCAGCGAGCGATGAAGTTGGCGGGCAGCGTGTCGTCGGTGTAGCGCTCAAAGATCCACGCCACTTCGGGGAGGTAGTTGTGATGCCCCAGCCGGCGGTGAACTTCTAGGGCCATCAGGCAGCAGTCGACGGTGCCGGAACCATCGCCCGGATAGGCGCCCCAAGCGCGTCTTAAGCCGAGGAGGTCGTTCACCGCAGGCTCAATTCGGCGTTGATCGGCAGAATTCCGGCGTTGTCGCGGTTAAAGGTGCGGGTTGGGAAGTTTGCTCCAACGCTGTC